GAGATCGCCTTCGTTGAAAGTGCCAATCTCGCTGCGCATGTCCCGAATGAATTTAACCAATGCTTTCATGTGAAATGAGCGGGCTGCCCCGCTCACCCATTAGGCAGGAGTCAAATCACCAGCACGCACGGCGGCAGGGCGCTCGGTGGCCAAGGCCAAACGCCGCTCTGCACGAATGGTAACCAGGTTCTTGGTGAAGTTGTCGCTGTCAGAGTCAGACAGTTCAACCACCACGCCTTCACGGTTGTGAATCATGTAGGCTTGACCGAATGCACCAACCGCCACTTGATCGACGGTCATGCCAACCGACTGAATTACTGGCAAACCAAACAATGTCTGTTGACCAGCAGAGTTCACGCCCACGCGCACGGCGTTAGATGTAGTTGTCAGCAGGTCAATTTCGATGTTTGCCCAATCAATTGGGTTCATCAAAATCGCATCAGGGGCATAGCCACTAGCAGCAGAGTCGGCCATCATCTTGCGAATCAGCACCAGCTTTTGCAGGGTAGACCCCAAAGCAGCAGCGGAATAGCCGTGCGCGGTGTAGTTGCCACTGTCCAAAATACCAGAGATATTCGGGGCAGCACCGTTACCTGAAACCAACTGCGTTTCGACTTTTCGATTAACGCCATAGATCATGCGGGTGTTAACGTAGGCAGACAAGGCGCGATTGTCCGAAGCGAGTTGCTTGGAAATCTTGATCCAGTGCGCCACAGTGGACACAGGCATATTCACCAGACTGTATTCCAGTACAGACTCAGGCTTTGATCCACCTTCGGCAGTTTCGGCGGCGTTGTTAGTGAATAGTGTCTCCTTCGTGAACTCGACTGCGTTGCTCGATGTAGGCACACTGTCCAAGAAAGCTTCCATCGTCAGCATTTGGAATGCGCCACCAACAATGCCAGGCTTTCGGTCAGGAGCAACGGTTGCGGAATCGCCAGTCATGGTGTTTTTCACCTCAATACGGGCTTTCTGCATGTCGCCACGGGCAAAGGCTGCGAACTTCTCAGACTTGACCACTTGAGCGCCGATAGATTCGTCAGCCTTGGTGTCTTTTTGAGCGGTCGATTTTTGCTCGATTTCAGCCAGCTTTTCAGCCAATTCCAACTGCTTCAAACCGATGTTTCTGATGGCGGTTTCAGTGTCGGACGCGACTTTGCCGATATTTTTAATATCAGCCTCGGCTTTTTTGGAGTGGGTATCAAGAGCCGATTCAACAGCTTCAAGAGCTTTCATTACATCTTTGGTTTCCATGATTTACCTTTCAGGAGAGTTTAGAACGAATTTGTTCCAGTTTTGCTAGAACGATTTTTGTCCCTTCGTCCACATCAGGCTCACCCTGAAATAGCTTGCGGGTTTTGGACACTATTGCTAGTGCCTCGGTTTTCGAGTGGCCTACGTCACGCAGATACCGCTCAAAATCTCGGATTGTTTCAAATTCAAAGTCCTCTGATTTCACGCTAATCAATCGAGCGTTTGAATCAGCAGGGAAAGCGACAGGGGAAATTTCAGCCAATTGCGACCATTTATGAATTGTTCGCCCGTCTTTTGTCTCGGTGTAATCGCCTTTTTTCAGATAGCCACCAATTGAAAGGCCATCCAATGTCCCATGCTTCATGGCTGCGTAAATGTCATTGGCAATTGCAACGCCTTTTGTCAATTCGCCTTCAACGAACAGCCCTTTATCGTCCTCTTTTGCGTTAACCCATTTACCAACAGGCATACGCCATTCGTGGTTAAAGAACATTTTGGGCATGGCAGAACTCAAAGTCTCTTTGAATGCGCCTTTTTCAATTGTGTCGCCATAGGAATCAACGCCGCCAAAAACAGACGCATAGCCGCTGAATTTGTAGCTCTCGCCATCAAATTTCAGTTCAACATCGTTAAGCGATAGGTGTTTTTTGACCAGCATTTTGCGCCCCTTCCAAAGTAACCATATTCGATTGAATCATCAGCTTGTCCCCACCATCAATAGGCGGGTCATTTTCCAATTGGCGACATTCGTTAATCGTTTTCAAACCGTAATTCACGGCGGTCTTGTACGAATCCATGCGGTCTTTCAGGCTACCGCGCAAGATCGCATCAAGGCTAAATTCTACGTGAAAACTCACGCGCTGTGAAGAAGTTAGTACGCGCTTACTTACAGCCTGCTCAATAGAGGTCAACAAAGGCCGTGCGGATAGCTTGTAAAAACCGTCAATCACCTGTTCAATGCCGCTGCCCCACGTTGTGACGTTGGAGTGATAGACCAGCACAGGCGGCATATCCATCCATCGACAAACTTCCTCCACGCTGTATTTGCGAGAGTCGATAAGCTGCATATCCTCTGGTGTCATTGTCAGTTGCTGATATTTCATACCAGCCTCTAACACCGTCAATTTTCCTGCCCCAGCCAATTGCATTCCTTGGAATGATTCTTGTATTGATTTTCGTTGCTCTTTTGATAAAACAGCGTCAATCATCAGCAAGCCAGACGGCTTTCCTGTAGAGCCAAATATCTTTGAGGCAGTGTCTTGCGCTTTAATGGTTTCGTCCAGCGTTGGTCGCATGAACTCAAGTTTGGACAGGCCAACAGTGCCATTGCCTAGGTTTTTGATGTGCAGCACGTTTTGTTCAGCCAAAACAGCGACATTGCCGTTTAGATCGTACTTATAAACCATCGCGCCATCATCAAGCACCACGGGCGTAACTTGGGTTGACGGCATCGGCCACAACGCGATGGCCTCACCCCGCGAATTACGGTCGATACGTGCGTAGGCATTGCCATGAATGTCGTGATTCATCACCATTGCACGCCAGAACTCGAACGAAGTCATACGCGAATTTGGCGAATCGTGCAGCAGGCGATAAAGCTGGGTATCTCGGGCAAGCGTCTTTTGGCCGTTTTCCTCGCGCTCATAAACAAACAGTGGCAACGAGGCCACTAGGTTTGCGCGTCTTTCGACACATGCCCATACGGTTGAAATTTGCAAAGCATTGTCATCGCTGACAGACTTCAACCCATCCACATTGGGAGTGCTTGGCGATGCGTATTGATCGCCCTTGCCTTCGCTAAGTGCGCCGCCGCCTCGAAACCATTTAGTAAAAGACCAAGCCATCAATCCCCCAATTTAGGAAAGTTCGCCCATTTTACACAAGTAAGCGCACACTCACAAGCCTACATCATACAGGGGTCGTTCAACCATTCATCCAACTTCATCACTTCTTCAATTTCATGCGCAGATATTCCCACAGCCATCGTCACAGCGATAAGCGGGTCAATTCGGCCATGAGATCGTGCTTTTGTGAACTTCCTATTGCCCGCAGGGTCTGGCACAATCTTAGCGTTGTGGATTGACATTTCCAAGATTGGGTTATTGCCATGCAACATGTTTTCGTTCAGCAAAATCCCTTCAAGCATACTAATTGCCGGTGCCATCATATGAAAATTTTGGGCAAATGGCACTAAATTTGCATCAAAATCCATCCTTTTCATTGACTGTTCAAAAAATTTCATATTCCACCGATCAAAAGCAATAGCCTTCAAATTCACGCCCCCAAGGATGGTTTTCATGTCACGGACTACAAAATCGTACTCAATACTCGCACCCGGCACTGTTTTGATGTGCCCAGCCTTCACCCATGCAGAATAAGGCACTTTTTCCAGCTTTTCGCGGTCTAGGAGCGTCTTTTCAGGTGTCCACGCCCAAACCCTCACATGCCATTTTTGCTTGTAATACGCGGCTAATGCAAAGGCAGTAAGGTCGTTAGTGGCCGACAAGTCAAGCCCACCGAACACCATACCGTATTTGAAGGCATCCTCTAAGGGTTTACCCGAGTTTGCCGACCATACTTTAGGCGAAACAAACGCCGCTTCGCCAGCAATGCGTTGATTCAGGAATAGCCAGCGAAAGCTATTCTCAAAAGACGGCATCCGTGAGGCGCGTTCAGCGTTTTCCTCCATGTCTGCCAGCGAACGGAACACCCCAAGAGCCGGGTTTGCCTTTGCCCACTGCTCACGGTCGTCAATATCGCATTCTTTGTCAGCAGCATAGACGTGGCTAACAATTCTGGGGTCTTTTGAATTTGCAGCGTCATCCAGCCACACAGAAAACAGGTCTGCATCCGTGGGCGCTTGCGTTGAAATAGCGAACAGGATGGCGTTGCTGTACGCGCCCTGCGATGTGACGATAGCCTCCACAAAATCAGACTGCGTACCACGAATTTGCCCAACTTCGTCAAGAATTGCAACCAAAGGCGATTTGCCGTGGGCTTTTTTACCCTCCGCTGCAACCGCCTGATATTCGATGTTGTGCCTAATTCCGATGATTTTCTTTTGTGATGGAACTAATCGCGTCACGGCGCTTAATTCCTCGCTTAACATAATCATTTTGGATGCGTAGTTATATACCTCTGCGGCTTGGTCTTTTGACAATGCACCAGAGATAATTCGCGCATTAGGATATTCGCTTGCCAATGGCCCACAAATAAAGGCCAAAGCAATACAGGCAATTGTTGCCGTCTTGGAATTTTTACGGGCAATGCTTAAATAGGCTTTTCGCGTTTTATTCGGATTGTCGAATACTTCCAATATGAATTTGCGCTGAAATGGCAATAGCTTAATTGGCTGTCCAATTAAATCGCCTTCTGGCGCTTTCAAATACCGCTCAATAAACGCAATTACCTTTTCGCCTCGCGTCATTTCCGATATTTTCACGAGAGCAATTCCTCGTCAGCTAGTTGGTCAGCAGCCTTTTTAGCGCCTTGGAACGACCTGTCTTTCCTATTCTGGTCTCTAGGGTCAGATTGCACCTGTAATGCAAGGGAGCGCGTTAAAGCCAATATCTGTTGTGACATTTGCGCCATTACGGTACAGCGGGGGTTTGCAACGCGAGTGCCACGGTCATTTTCAATGACAGCGCCTTCGTCTTTCATTAATTTACGCTGCCTAAACAATTCGGCTTGTGCCTGAGCTAATTGAGCCGCCAAAGTAATTCTGTAATTGCTCCATTCAATAGGCGCACGTCCAGCAACAATTGGAAAATAGAATTGCAAATCAATATCGTCCAATTGCAAATAATCAGGGGGGCGCGGCAATTCTTTTTGCGCCTCAATTGCGTTTTCGACAATTCCCTTAATTGTGTCTGATTTAGCCATATTTCAAAAGATTGGATTTCTTTATCCCACTAATGATACCGTTAGTATTCCATCCGTATGTGACATTATCCCCCTCTCTTCCAATGATCTTTGCAGTCACATAAAACAAATCACTATTGGACTCGCATTTTTTTATTGCGCCATATTCTTTGTCAAAATATGACCTGAACAACGAGTCAGATTTACTCAAGACAACAAACATACACATATATCTTATGTTAAATGCGCGTGTGCGCGGGTGTGCAAATGGTATCAGGATTTCGCTTGCTTGTGTATCACGATTGCATGGCAATGGAATCGCAAATCTTGTTAAGGTACTCATTAAACGCCGGATTTAGCTCTGTATGGACACTTTAGGTTTACTCTCATAGCTTGTTGGTGGATGTTTGAGGCACAGCAACGCCCTATCCGTAAAGACATGACGCTTTCAGCTTCTCGGAGCCATGCCCTCGTTCAGCTTTAACCCAGACTATTTGACCTTTGTTTCTCATGATTGCTTGACGGGCTTTGCCATAGGCTGCACATAAGATAAAAAGACTCACCACCGCGCTCTAGGATTCACCCACGCTGTCTGCTTTGGCTTGCTCGTGTAGCAGACTTTCCCAAGATTAGGCCTCTTCCCCCTAACCACCGACGTACCGCATTAGGGCGCATTCAGCATGTGGCTACCAAAAGAAAAACCCCAGAATCAACTAGTGGGGCAAGCCCTTGGCATGGGAGACTGACGGCACAAACGCTAAGACAAATGCTGTCAACCAAACATGCCCCACTAGATAACTCTGGGGTTCACTTAGCATCGTTCCGTCAAACTGCCACATCTGACGGAACGAATCTTACCACAGCACCATCCAGCCCTGTCAAGTGTTTTGTTGGGAATATCGGGGAAGCAATGAAT